CAGCCGCACTGGCTGCAGATCCAAATGCGGTCAAACCCACATACCCAGCCGACGCAACTACTCAAACAGCCAGCCCAGCAGCCGCACCTACAGCGCCGGCCAAACCTGCCGACACATTGTATTCAAAACCCAACAGTGGGGATGTCGGCGGCATCAGTGGGTATATTAGAAGATTATTAACGCCAGCAGCACCAGCAGCAGCAGCACCAGGCGAATATGTTGGCATGGAAGAATCCCGTGACAGCCTAGCCAGAATGCGCGAATTGGCTGGAATGAAAAAATAATATATTATGGCAAAAGTCAGGAGGTAAATACTCTTGACACCGATGCAGAAAACGCATATACTACACAGGTGTATGCGTTTTTTATTTTCAGTGTACAGGCAATCATGCTCAGTTGGGCATACACAGGCAATTTTAGGCATATTATAGGAGAAATACCATGGCATCATTAGCAGAAATCCGCGCACGACTTCAAGCCGCAGAGTCGAACAAGGGCGGTCAATCCCAAAGCGGCGACAACGCAATTTACCCACATTGGAACATCGACGAAGGCGCTACTGCCAAAGTACGCTTCCTCCCCGATGGCAATGCCAAGAACACGTTCTTTTGGGTAGAACGCGCAATGATCAAACTGCCATTCAATGGCATCAAAGGCGAAACCGACGCCAAACAGGTACAGGTTCAAGTGCCTTGTGTAGAGATGTGGAACGAAGCCTGTCCAATCTTGGCTGAAGTGCGTCCTTGGTTCAAAGACAAAAGTCTTGAGGACATGGGCAAGCGTTACTGGAAAAAACGCAGCTACATCATGCAAGGTTTTGTGCGTGACAATCCTTTAGCCAACGACAAGGCACCTGAGAATCCCATTCGCAGATTTGTGATTGGTCCTCAGATTTTCCAAATCATCAAGTCATCATTGATGGATCCAGAATTGGAAGAACTGCCAACTGACCTGTTGCGTGGCCTGGACTTTTCAATCACCAAGACCTCCAAAGGCGGTTATGCTGATTACTCCACCTCCAAGTGGGCTCGTAAGGAGTCAGCACTGACCGAAGCCGAACAGGCTGCACTCGAAGCACATGGTTTGTTTGACTTGGCCAGTTTCTTGCCCAAGAAGCCAGGTGAGGTTGAGCTTCGGGTCATCAAAGAAATGTTTGAAGCCAGTGTTGATGGTCAAAGCTATGATGCAGAGCGTTGGGGTCAGTACTTTCGTCCAGCCGGTGTAATGTTAGCCAACATGGCTGAAACACCCGATGCCGAACCCTCAGCACCTGCTGCGAAACCTGTGCTCAAAGCAGTGCCCAAAGCCGAAGTGGTAGAGGAAGATGAAGCTCCTGCTGCTGTTGCTCCGGTTCAGGCTGCTGCCAAGAGTCAAAAGGCCGACGATATCTTGGCCATGATTCGCGCTAGACAAAACAAGTCTTAATGCAGTTAACAGTTGAGCTAGGTGTCAACTCTGACACAGCCTTTGACATTGATTTATTTGATAACGTATTTGTGTCAAAATGGGTCAAAGAGTTAGAGTGGCACCTAGACAACTGTGCCTTTGATCAGCAAGAAGCATTTGCCAGTTTTTTAAGTTTGGACCAAGCCGAACAAATATTAATCAGTAGTTGTGAAACTATTAACCGGTATTTAAAAAATTTTATAGATATCAAATCAAATATTTCACAGCAACCACAACAGTACTTCAACTATTTGCATCACATTTTTGAAAGACTAAGTGGTAGTTTTGGCGCGCCCACTAGGTTATTTGCTATTGCTCCTCCTGACCTAAAACAGGCCATAAGACAATTGAATTTCTATGTTCATAGAGTAGAAAGTCAAAAGCCAGCATTTGAAAATTTGTATATTAGTTTTGACAAAGACAAATACAGACGACAACCACTCGCAGAGTCCGATTATGAATATTTTGAATTTGAAATTGCTCCTGGTACTTTGGTGTTGCATTATGCAGAACTGGGCAAAAACTTCACTGATTTGTACCAAGATGGTTTGTCTTTAGATTATGGCGGATTTAAAAATTTACATTATTACAGTGGCGAGGCAAGTTTGATGTTGCATTCTGCGAATGTGTTTCAAGACACTGGTTTGTCACAATGGTTGCAAAGTCAAGGCATTGACCCGTATAATAAACGACATGGACACGGTATAATCCCATTGGGATCGGTAGTAGATGTTGATTCTGTGGCAGCAAAATTATCTCAACACAGATTCATTCACAAAATTTTAATCAAAGAAATATCATTGTCTGCAGTGCAGACAGGCACTGGATATATAGCATTATGAAAATAGCCATTACTGGTCACAGCAAAGGACTTGGTGCCGAATTTGCAAAATATTATCAATCTCAAAATCATACTGTCATGGGATTCAGCAGAGCCAATGGCTATGATCTTAGAGACTGGAGCAAAATGCAGCACATGCTGGCACAAATCAAAGACGCAGATATGTTCATTAATTGTGCCAAACCAGATTTTGTTCAGACAACAACACTGTATGAACTTTGGAAATTGTGGAAAGGACAGAATCGAACCATTGTCAACATTAGTTCGGTGTTGAGCTACTTTCCCACCTGTGCTACTAAATTATTTGATGATCCTCACATGGATTTATACAGAACTGCCAAGGTTTCTCTTAATGAGGCCAGCGCACAATTATCAATGAAATCACACCTGCCTCGTATTATTTTGGTCAAACCTGTGCATCTGTATAGCAATCCCATTACCGACAACGAACAGAAAGCATTGACCACCTGGGTTGAAACCTTTGTTTTGACTTTGCAAAATATAAATCAAGTTGGTCTAAAACTTTTTGAAATAACTTTTTAATATGACACCTAAACAGTATCTTAAAAAAAAATCATTTTGTACGTTACCATGGCTAGGAATGTACATACAACCAGATGGCGACGTAAAAAACTGCGCTATTGTAAAGACCAAGTTAGGGAACATTAATTCTCAACCATTAGAAGATATTTTACATGGTGCAATCAACAACACTGTTAAAACAGACATGTTAAATGATGTGCTACACCAGCGTTGCGAGTCTTGCCATACCCTGGAACAAAATCAAAAATTCAACCTTAATGGTATTAGTAATCGGATATGGTACCTTAAAACCCTTTATGATCATAAAGATTTAAATTTTTTTGATCAAACACAAAATTATCGTCCCAAGATGTTGGATTTGCGATGGAAGAATACTTGCAACTTTGCCTGTGTGTACTGCGGACCAGATCTCAGCAGTGCCTGGGCCAGCGAACTTAAACAACCACAACATATTACAGACCAGGCATTGGCCCAGTCGTTAGACTACATTTACAAAAACTTATCGTCAGTTGAACATGTCTATTTGGCAGGTGGAGAACCGCTGTTGATAAAAGAAAACATTGCCCTTTTAAATCGATTGTACGATATTAACCCCAAAACTGAACTAAGAATTAATACCAATCTCAGTACTATCAACAATGAAATTTATAGATTGATACAGAAATTTCAAAACGTTCACTGGACCGTGAGTGTTGAAAATATAGAAAAACAATTTGAATATGTAAGATATGGTGGTTCCTGGCAGACATTTACTCATAATCTTCGACAACTAAAACAGGATTTTGAAAAAATTAATTTTAATTCAGTTTGGTTTGTGCTAAACGGTATTGAAATTTTTGATTGTATTGATTACTTGTTGTCGCAGGGATTTCACGAAAATACCATTATTGTAAACCCATTGGAAAATCCCAAAAAATGGCATGTATGTAACTTGCCAGACACTCAATTAGATAAAATTAGACAAAAAATAAAGAGCAAATTGTCTGCCGCAGATACCAAATATTCTCTTTACACATCACTGACTTTAATGTTAAACTACATGGAAATACCCTTGGAGAAAAATATTGATTCGACCATTGTACAGCTTGCAATTTTGGATCAAAGACGTAATCTCGACAGCCGAGCAGTATTTGCAGATTTGTACAAATTAATTTAAGGAAACATCATGGCCAAACCTTTCGACGTATCAAAATTCCGTAAAGAAATCACCCAGTCAATCGACGGATTGAGTATTGGTTTCAACGATCCTACAGATTGGATCAGCACAGGCAACTATGCCTTGAACTATCTAATCTCAGGCGACTTCAACAAAGGCATTCCCTTGGGCAAAGTTACTGTGTTTGCCGGTGAGTCCGGTGCAGGTAAAAGTTATATCTGTTCAGGCAACATTATCAAAAATGCACAGGCACAAGGCATCTTTGTTGTGTTGATTGACAGTGAAAATGCTCTAGATGAAGATTGGCTCAAGGCCTTGGGTGTTGATACCAATGAAAGCCGACTGTTGAAGTTGAGCATGGCCATGATTGACGATGTTGCTAAAACCATCTCAACATTCATGAGCGACTACAAAGGTCTAGCTGATGGCGAACGCCCCAAAGTCCTGTTTGTGATTGACAGTCTAGGTATGTTGCTCACACCCACAGACATCAATCAGTTTGAAGGCGGTGACTTAAAAGGTGACTTGGGTCGTAAACCCAAAGCACTCACAGCACTTGTGCGTAACTGTGTGAACATGTTTGGTAGTTACAATGTGGGCTTGGTTTGTACCAATCATACCTATGCCAGCCAAGACATGTTTGATCCCGATGACAAGATTTCAGGCGGTCAAGGCTTTATCTACGCCAGTTCAATTGTGGTGGCCATGAAAAAACTCAAGCTCAAAGAGGACGAGGATGGCAACAAGATCTCAGATGTCATGGGTATTCGTGCTGCCTGTAAGGTAATGAAAACACGCTATGCCAAACCCTTTGAAGGCGTACAGGTCAAGATTCCTTATGAAACAGGTATGAACCCATACTCGGGTCTGGTGGATCTTGCTGAAAAGAAAAACATCCTTAAAAAGGACGGCAACAAATTGATGTTTGTCACAACTGATGGCGAAATCATCAAGTACTTTCGCAAAGGTTGGGAAAGCAATGAAGATGGTTGCTTGGACAAAGTAATGGCCGAGTTTAAAAATCAACGAGAAGAACTAAGTAATCCTGACGACGCCACTCAGGAGGAATAACATGTCAGCAGATATCGCAGCAGAAATTTGGAGCGAACTCAAGCGTTATATCAACAGCATGGACCAAGCCGATGCAGCCGAAACCTTGGTCAATATCATGATCGACAACGATATTGACAGTGAGGACATTCGCAGTGCATTTAACGGTGATGCCATGGTCAAGCGCATTCTTTCCGACTATGTAGATGAGTAAGAAGATGAGGCATACGAGGAAGAAGACTACCAAGAAGATGAGTGATGTGGTATAGTCGAGTCACCAATGATCTCAGTGCCATACCTGATTTTATCACACACTATCAGTCGGAACTTCAGCAGGCCAAATTTGATGTCAAGATCAGCGGGGTAGTTGAGAAGAACCTCACTGCCCTGCCCGGTCTGACCGAGCACAGGTTCAATCAACTGCAGGAGATAGAAGCAGTGTTAAACTATCTCAATATTCAACTGCGTAAAATTCGTAGAAAGCATTTTCAAAAGTATTTGGAAACCTATGCTAGAGCACTCACAAGTCGCGATGCAGAAAAGTATGTGGATGGTGAAGATGAGGTCATTGACTTTGAAACCATTATCAACGAAGTTGCACTGCTGCGCAACAGTTGGTTGGGCATACTCAAAGGTCTAGAAAGCAAAAACTTCATGTTGGGTCATGTGGTACGCCTACGCACAGCCGGCATGGAAGACGCATCGGTGTGACGCGGGTAATCACAACCTTCAGTCGTGACGGTTTTGAGTTGTATGGTCATCGCATGGTTAACACTTGGTTGCAGTATTGGCCAGCCTGTTATGAGCTATCTGTTTATACTGAAGATTTTTCTTTG